ACACGCAGCTTGTCCAGTTCCTTTTCCGCCTCAGTGCGAATGTCCAAACCGAGGATCGGGGCGAACCTTTTGACGAAGGCTTCGATGAACTTTGCCAACCCGAGGAACGCATTGCCGGCCAGCTTGATGAAATCCAACAGCCCAGAGGCCACCTGCTGGGCGATCTGCTGCGGCCCGGCCTGCTTAATCACGCCCAGAAGCTCTTGAGCGATCGTGCTAATCGGGCCAGCAAGCTCGCCCAGGATCGACCCTGCCAGCCCTTTGACCGTTGCCCAGACGGTGGCGAACGAGTCATTCATGCTGTCGATGGCTTTGACGGCGTCCTCGCTCACCACCTGGCCGAGCGAGACAGCCTCTTCCCGCATCTGCGTCAGAGCACCAGGCCCGAGCGTGAAGAGTTCGCCGAGCTCGATGCCGCCCTTGCCAAAGAACTGCACGGCCTTGGCGGCACGCTCGGCGGGATCGGCAATGCCAGCCAACGCATCGACAACCATCTCGAACTGCTTTTCCGGCGTAGCAGCCTTGAGATCGGTGAACACGATACCGAGCTCTTCAAACTTCTTTTGCGCCTTCTCGTCGAGCGTCGCTTTGCCAATGTTGATCGTCAGTTTCTGGATCTGCTTGGCAAACGATTCCACGCTCACGCCAGTATCAGCGGCCGCCCTGGCGTATGCCTGTAACGCCTCAACGCCGACGCCGGTGCGGTTGGCCACGTCGTTCAAGGCGTCGAGCTCTTCGCCAACACTCAAGGCGAAAGACGTGACAGAAGTGACGGCACCAGTCACGGCACCCGAGAGACTAAGAAAAGCAGACGTGGCAGCCTGGAGCCCGCCCAGGGCCAACTTGCCGATCTCGATGTTTTTCAGCGTCCCAAGGTCGGCCGAAGCCTTCTTGCCAGCCTCGCCCATGGCGTCGAGTTTGGCGTTGACATCGGCCACGGCCTGGGCCAACTGTGCCGTGTTGGCACTGATCTGCATCGCTAGTCCGAGTGCCGTGCTCATGTCACTTGCCGTCCAAGTCGAGTTTCATTTGGGCCAACACGTCGAGCATCTGCGTCTTGTGCTGTGGTGGTCGTTCAGTTGGTATGAAGTCTTTCGGCTTGGGGCACTGCCCGCGCCTGGAATGCGGGGCCAGGATTGCACTGGCCAGCACGCCTGTCTGTGCCCACGTGTTGTCGAGCGGCTGGAAGTACCTGGCCCAAGCCAGCCACTCCGACAACTCGTGCGAATCCATCCGCTGCTCAAGCTCACCAACCGTCATCTTGAGATGTCCGGCCAGCATGAACAGGAACTGCCGCGATGGTCTCGCGCTAAAGCTCGCCGGCGAGTTCGACTACGTCCGCCTCCGTGAGTTTGTTGTGCTTCTGTGCAATGTCGAACAGTTCGCCCATGACGGCACCGTCAAGCTCGGCGACTTCTGGCATCTCGTCATCCTTCCAAATCCGCACCCCGTGCTCGTCGCACAGAGTCCGCACGAGATAGAACGCACGGAAGTTGTGGAACTTCTCCATGCCTCGGCTGCGAATGTCGATCCACGCCAGTTCCCAATCGTCACGCTCGCCGACGCTCAACACGCGAACGTACACGTCGAGGTTCCACTCCTTGACGTGCACCTTGAGCGGCTTGCGAACGCTGGCGGCCTTGATCTGTTCTTTCAGTCCCATGTCACCCATCCAAAAGTCTGAACGTCACGGTGTAACGGGTTACGCCGTTCAACTCGGGCGCGACGCTCAAGCCCTCATAGACTGCCTTGCTCGTCAAGCCAGCGCCGCCGCCAGTGATGACGATGTCGGCCCTGGTGCCGTACTTCGCCGTGGTGATGTTGGCCGTGCCCATGCAGCCGACAGTGACCGTGCCGACCTCATCGGTCCACAGCGAAGAGCGGCCCTTGGCCGGGCCGCCGCCGTATTGCCACGACAACTCCGAAACCTCGGAGAACGCCACGCCGTCAAACGTGACAGAGATGCCAGTGCTATGAGCCGCCACGGGTAAGCCTCCGTGCGACTACGGCACCTGGAAGGAAGCGGAACCACGCACGGCGTCGTTGACCGTCAGCGTGACGCTGGAAGACTTGCACGTGGCGGTCACGCTCAGCGTGATCCCGCCAGTGATGGCGAGCGTTCCAGTGGCACCCTGGGCAACCGGCGTGCCGGACGCAGCCAGGTACTCGACAGAGACTTCCTTGCCGGTGTCACCAGCAGAGCCCTTGAGCGGGCGGCTCATCGTCAGCACGGTCTGCCCGGTGGTCTGGCCCAGGTGTGACACGTCGATCTGATCGGTGGCAGCGTTGTCCGTGATCGAGTAGGTGATGCTCGTGACGGTGTAGACAGTGCCTGCAAACGTGAAGGTCGTGCCGCTCGAATCATGGGGCGTGTATGCCATGCTTTATCCCTCGCTCCACCAGCAGTCGTACCGCTGCGTCACCTGATAGACCGGCGGGAGATCCGCTCCCGCCAGCTGCACAAAGTCGTCGGATTCGTCCTCCAGCGACGTTTGCTTCACTTCTGTATTGTTCGACGTTCCGCCGTATCCATCCAGAACGAGCCGCATGGCGTCGGCCACCTGGCGGGCCTCTTCGTACGTCGTGCCGTAGATGCTGTATTCCACACTGACTCGCGGCATGCCCATCGGGCCGCCGAGCGTCTGTTCACGCTGGATACCGGAACGTCGCCACGTGACGAATGGCAGCGACGCCGACGCCGGGGCGAGTACCGGGTAGATGCGTGAACTCACCAGCGACGTGACGGCCGTGGTGCCGACAAGGGCAGAGCGGAGGACGGCTTCTGGGGATTTGAGGCTCATTTTGAGTGCGTCTCAGAATGGGGCATTAGCGCCAAAGTCTCGCGGCGGGAAATCTTTCTGCAGGTCTTTCTGGGCGTTCAAAAGCGACTTGGTCATTTCAGACGCCAACAACGACCGCATGGCGGAAATTGACTCTTGATAGGCGGACTTCACTGGCGGCTGCCCCTTCTTGCCGCCAACCGGCATTGCCCGCAGGCTGAGCACCTGCCCGCGAGGTGCCTTCTGAAAAAACGCCTTTGGGTATTTTGGCGTTGTATTGACGCGGACTGCACCGGCGTACTTCCCTCGTTTTGCAATTCTGGCAATCTTGAACGGGCCGAGCGTTTTGAAGCTGGATGCTATTGAAGCACCGCCGCGACGCGATGACGTTTTGATGATTCGCTCTTTTGTTCCAAACTCTAAAAAGCCGGCGTGGTATGCCCTGTCTTTCCCTTTTTTGATTGAGCCGCCGCCAGCAGACGCAGACTTTCCACTGCCAGCCGCCACAAAACCGACCATGCCGACAGCGTTTCCGCTCGGATAGGTTTTGACTTTGCTGGTGATTGCCCTGGCCAGATTGCCAGTTGGGCCGCGCGTGACATTGCCGCGCAATGCTGTCAGCCCTGGCTTCAGCGTCCGACGAATCGCGGCACCCATGTGCTTTCGTGCAAGGCTTGGCCGGAACTTGCGAAACGCTTCCTGCAGTTTCCGCAACTCAGGAAACTCGACCTTCATGTCAATTCCGGCTTTGTCTCTGGCAGCCATTACGTCACCTCTTCGCAGATGGCGACGTGTTCGCTGCGGTTGCCGTACTCGAGCAGGCTGACGATGTTCAGCGTCCTGCTACGCCACGCAAACCGATCGCGCTGCGTCAGGCCAGGCAGATAACGCATCCGCACCCGGTGCGTGATCGTGGTGTCTTGCTGGCCAGCCGCCAGAGCCTCACGAGCCGAGACGCCTTCCACGCTCGCCCACACGGCTGACGAGTTGCTCCACGACAGGACCGTCTCGCCGAGAGTGTTCGTGGCACCGCTGGCGACCTGCACCGTAACACGCTCGCGGAGCTTGCCTGGGTCGATCACCGATAGGCCCCCCACCGCTGCGAGTCGAGCAGGGACTGCACGCCGTACGGCACCTCTTGCGGCACGGCACCGGTCGCAATCACAGCCTGGCGGCTTTCGTACCAGTGGCCCACCAGCATCAAGATCGCGTGCCGAATAGCCGCCGGGACGCTCGTGCCGATCGCCCCGTAGCCGGCCCACCACGTGACGCTGATGGCGTTGTCATCCTGGCGGTGCGGCGTCCACGTGCTGCCGTAGATGGGCAGGATGGCCCCTGGCGTGGCGTTCCGGTCAACCCGGTACTCGGCCGTACTGTACGTGCTCGTCGGCCCGGCTTCCTGCGTGAATGTCACCGTGACGGCCGTGGCCGTGCCGCTCAGCACCATCGGCGGCCTGGGCAACTCGACAGGCTCAATGCCGCTGTCGGGGAACTTGTCGAACCGCATCACCCACTGGGTGTGCACCAGCGTGCGGTCAAGGTACTGCTCCACCCACTCACGGGCCGCCGTGATGAGCGTGCCGATGTAGTTGTCATCATCGCTCGTATCGACCCGCAGATGGGCCTTGGCCTCGGCGAGCGTGACGGGCTCAACGGCTGGGGCGGTCTGGCGAGTCAGGCTTCGGTACTGCACGTGGGCGTCCTCGTTTGCGTGGCGTTGCGTCGGCCGTCTCGGCTAGGTGGTCAATGGCGGCCGTCTCGAGCTCCTGCTGCCGGTCCTCGACTGCGACCCGCTGAGCGAGCAGCTGAGTGGCGAGCCCGCCGGGGATCTCCACTACCTGGCCTCTGCGGTAGCCACGCCACGAGCGGGTGAACTTCAGTTTCTTCATTGCGGCACGCTCCATGCAGATTCCGGGCGTTTCAGCGTGTTCGTGAACTCCGTGGCCCACTGGAAAACAGGCGTGCCGAGATTCTTGCCGGGCCACGTCACCACGTACTCGCCGTGGCCGAGCACGACGCGGGGCGAGACGAAAACCTTGTTCCCGCTTTCACGCCAGTTTTTCCAGAAGTAGATGTCATCATCGACGCGTCCTTCGTGCCACGAGCCATCAGGTCCTGGCTTGCTCCAGAACCACGGTTTCCTGCACCGCTTCAGGGCCGCCGTGCTGATGACCGTGAGCCCGAAGTGTGCCGTATCCACTTCCTGCACCGGCTCCGCGAACCACGCCGCGTCCACCTTCGTGCTGCCGTCTGGCGGCGGATTGTCGAGCGTGCCCTTCAGCGTCAGCATCGGGCGGCCGTCCTCACGCTTCGTCTGCAGCCCTGTGATGGCATCGCATTGAAACGTCATCGCCAGAGCGAAGAGGTGCTCGATGTCTTCCTTGGTGAAGAACGTGTCGTAGTCGATGGTGAGCAGGTATTCGGCCTTGTCTATGAACTGCTCCATCACGCGGGTATTCACTTGGCTCCAGAACGCACCAGTGCCCATCGTGGGGCGAATGCCCAGCGGCATGAGTGCCTGAGCCCAGGCG